TTACTGTAGACACATCTCAGACCGGTGATAGATTCGCCCAGTTAGTAGCTGAAAGAATTCAAGTAGCAACAAAGACCGGAATATCTTACGGAGTAGCAGGCGGCTTGTAATGGCAGTACCTACCGTAAACGCTATTATTAACTTCAGCACTGGCCCATCATTTGCCCAGGCGATGATCCTGGACCAAGGCATATTGGGTACTAACGTGTTAGCCGATTCGGCCGCTGTGATCGTAGACGTGTCTAACCAGATTAATCGAATAGAAACTAAGCGCGGCCGTAACGCTTTAATCGATCAATTCCAGACCGGCACTTTAACTCTTCGTATTGTCGATCAGAATGGTGACTTCAATCCCCAGAACCCAGCATCACCCTACTTCGAGCTACTGACACCTATGAAAAAGGTCCAAATTACAGCTACCTACTCAGGCGTTACCTACCCTATATTTGCAGGATTTATTACAAGTTATGTAACTACCTACCCTAAAGAAGCCGACAGCGACGTCGCTATTACCACTATACAGGCCGTAGACGCCTTCAGATTGGCCCAGAATGCCCAGATTAGTACTGTAACCGGGGCAACGGCTGGCGACCTATCAGGGACCCGTATAAACGAGATTTTAGACGAGATCGACTGGCCAGCCAGTATGCGTGACGTAGATGCCGGGCTTACTACCCTGCAAGCAGACCCGGGTACACCGCGTACTTCTTTAGCTGCATTGGAAACCGTAACCCAGTCTGAGTACGGGGCGCTGTACGTAGACGCCAGCGGATCCTTTGTATTTCAGGATCGGGCAGTTACCGCCGGCTCCATAGGAGCTACGCCGACTTTATTCGCCGATGACGGCAGCGGTATTTACTACCAAGACGCAGCCTGGGTATTAAATGACGTACTGGTATTTAACAAGGCGACTATTACAAGATTGGGCGGTAGTCCGCAGGTCGCAATAAATCAAGACAGCATTGATAAATATTTCGCCCATAGTTACTACTTAGACGGGTTATTGATGCAGACCGACGCCGTGGCTTTGGACTACGCGCAGGCTTACGTGGCAAGCCGGGCTGAAACTTCGATACGGGTAGATGCCATAGTCCTAGACCTTTATACGCCTAACTACAACGCCGGGATTATTGCCGCTTTAGATCTTGATTTCTTTGATCCGATAACCGTACTAACTACCCAGCCTGGTGGATCAACCCTAGAAAAAACCCTACAAATTTTCGGTGTTGCCAATACGATAACGCCGAATAGTTTCAAAACCATATTTACTACCCTGGAACCAGTCATAGACGCGCTGATTTTGGATAACAGTATTTATGGAAGGCTCGACTACAATGTACTCAGTTATTAAGGAGAAATTATGGCCGCAGGTTTAGGATTTAAGGACTTCGTTACCGGTGAGGTCTTGACCGCCAGCGACGTTGATGGCTATCTGATGCAGGGCATTTGGGTATTTGCCAGTGCCGCAGCTAGAGATGCAGCCGTCACATCACCGCAGGAAGGTAACTTTGCTTACCTAAAAGATACAAATACTACAACTTATTATACTGGATCAGCCTGGACTAATCTAGATACTACAGGCATGGTCAATCCTATGACCACTACCGGCGATACTATTTACTCTTCAAGTGGATCTACACCAGCAAGACTTGGAATTGGTAGCACTGGGCAAGTACTTACAGTCGCTGGCGGCTTGCCAAGCTGGGCTACTCCTGCTTCATCAGCTCCAGCAAGTGATTCTGCAACAGTCGCAACATCTCAATCAACCACATCTACAAGTTATACCGATTTAGCAACATCTGGCCCAGCAGTAACTATTACAACAGGCACAAAAGCATTGGTAATTATGACTGCTAGAGTAATTATGAATACAGCAGGTGATACAGGATTTTTCGCTTATGCCGTAAGCGGTGCTACTACCATAGCGGTAACAGATGACACAGGTGGCAGATTTCAAACTGATTACCCAAATGGTTATGCAGGAGCGCAATTTAGTTCAGCAAGCAGATTAACTACTCTGACCGCAGGATCAAATACTTTCACAATGAAATACAAAACAAGTGCTGGAACTGCAAGTTTTCAAAATCGTCAAATTATTGTAATAGATTTGGGGTCATAAAATGGCTATAACATCAAAGGAAATTAATTTAGAACAATTGGATCAAGAATTAGGAAATGAAGGTCTAGTAGCAGATTTTAATGATCCTAAGAAAAAAATTATTAAGCCTGCTGATAACTCCACAATAACAGAGGAACAATTAGATGCTGCTATCGCAGCCCATATTGCTGGCCCTACTAGAGAAGAAATCAGAATATTAAATCGACAAGAAGGTATAGCCAAATTAAAAGAATTGGGTTTTACCGAAGATCAAATAATAGCGTTAATAAACGGCTGATGGCCCTGCGCAGCTCTAACGGCTGGCTAGCATCAAAGGATCCGGCGGCCATAGGTATAAAGAGTTACGAGGTACCGGGCACAAAGATCAAGTTACGATGCGCCGAGGCTGTGGCTCCGTTACTGATTGGCTTTGCCAAGGAATTTCACGAGCTAATAGAGCCGATAGACGAGGGGCCATTAGATGACTGGGGCTACGCTTTTAGAAATATACGCGGTGTAACAGAAAAGTTATCGAATCATGCATCAGGTACGGCCATAGACTTAAATGCGCCAAAGCATCCGTTAGGTGCCGTAGGCACATTCCCGGCTGAGCAGGTGCCAATGATCCGGGCCTTGGCTAAAAAGTACGGCCTGCGCTGGGGTGGCGATTACGTAAACCGCAAGGATGAGATGCACTTTGAAGTAGATATTACGCCGGTCAAAGCGGCCGCGTTAATAGTTAAGTTAGGAATATAGATGGTAACTAGCCAAGTAACAATAACTACGACGCCTACCCTTTTAGTAGCTGCAGATCCGCATGATCAGACCGTGTTATTGCATTGTGAAAGCGGCAGTGTTTACGTAGGAAACGCCACGGTAACTTCTGCCAATGGTTACAAATTAGACAACCAAGACACTATAACCTTACCCCTAGGGGCTTATCAGGCGCTATACGGGATAACCGCATCCGGCACTAACGCGGTCTTTGTATACGCCGAAGTAAACTAAGGAGCAATAATGGCACTAAAGCAGATGTTTCTATCATGGGTAAGAGCTGCGCTGGCTTCCGCCGGTGCGCTATTTATGGCCGGTACTACCGACCCTAAGACCCTAGGTTATGCCGCACTGGCCGGCTTTATAGGTCCGGTCCTAAAGTGGCTAGACCCATCAGCTACAGAATTTGGTCGAAAGAAGTAACATGGATTCATCGGACTGGGCCGCGCTTTGTGTTGCCGTGGTAACGATTGTTAGCTCATTCGTGGCTTCAGTCCGGTGGCTAGTAAAGCACTATTTAAACGAGCTAAAAGAAAATGGCGGCTCATCGATCAAAGATACGGTTACGCGCCTGGAAGAAAAGGTCGAAATACTGTACGAAATGATGCTTCATAACGAGAAATAGACCCTGTACTGCGTGTCGATAGTTGCAGATTGTCGGTGGCCGGGCTTACCCTTTTAGTATCGGTAACGACGGGTTATCGGTAGTAAGGGCTAAAATGGAACTAAGAGAATGGGTCGCGTTAATTGTTACGCTGGTCCTAATAGCAAGTTATACCTACAGTCTAGGTTACAAAGACGGCAAGCGCGAAGGTTACCTGCAGTCAGCTAAGTGGCGTAAGCAGGTACGCAATGATAGTTAAAGCGCCGGAAGGTCGCTGGTGCGACTACTGCAAGAGCCAATGGGGCAAGATCAAAGGCGATTGGCATCCACGAGCTAAAACTCAAGCCGTAGTCCTGTGTATTTCAGAAACTCATCTCGGTGAAAATAACGAACGGGCGTACTGCCTAGATCACCGGGCCGAGTTATCTACCTGGCACGACGGCACTGTCTGGTCTTTGGCAGATCAGATGGCCGAAGGCCGCAGATTGATGATGGAGTACCGCGCACGCAAGGCCAAAGAAGCGGCAGAAGCGGCGGTAAACAATGTTTAACCTAAACGATTACGAGGATGTGGCTACGCGTATCCGCCGGGTCCATGACAATTATCCAATGGCACGGTTTAACGTTAGAGATCTTAAAATAGATCACCAGGCTGGTTACGTTTATGTAGTTACCGAAATCTATCGAGATGCTAACGACGCTAACCCTGCGGCAGTAGACGTGGCGTACGAGGCTAGAAGTGATCGCGGTGTAAACCGGGATTTCTGGGTCGAGAATTGTGTAACTTCGAGCTACGGTAGATCTGCCGGGTTATTACTCGGTGTAGAAAAAAGGCCTACCAGACAAGATATGGAAAAGGCTCAACGTTTAACTGCAGAACCAATCAAATCTGACTACAAGGCCGGGTCTAAACCGGCTGAACCTTTAGCCATGACAGTCGGACAAGTGGCTGAGCAGCTAGGCGCTGGCGAAATAGAGAAGGCGCCGATTTGTAACCACGGAGTTATGGCGCTAAAACAAGGATCAAAGAATGGCCGGGATTACTACGGCTATACCTGCATCATGGGTAAGTCCAGCGGCTGCGACTCTATCTGGTACAAGCTAGATGCTAACGGCAAATGGCAACCGCCTAAAAAGGCCGCGTTTACCGTATCTCCTAAAGGTGGCGCTGACGTAGATGACATGCTTTGGGGTGATACGTGATGGGATACGTCGAAATTATTAAAGATGGCGTAATGGTCCAGATGCAAGATGGGCAAGTTACCAGAGTAACAGCTACCACCGACTGCGATAAGTGTAATAAACCAGCAGACCCGGTAGGTGGCATCGAGATAACCGATCTAGATAATCAGGTGGTCCTATGGATCTGCGCACAGTGTCGCAACGAGTAAAGGTTATATTAGATTACGCGCAGGAAGTGCAGGCTCATGAAGTCGGCTTTCAGCGTGTAACTGGTATTAAATCTAACGCTAACCATCCGAACCACGGCAACAAGCATTTAAATATGCATGAGTACATTGCCGAGATGGCTGAGGCGGCAGCGGCTGAAATAGTCGTAGCTCAATACTTGGAGTTTAAGAACTTTAAACCGACCATAAATACCTTTAAAACCGAGGCCGATATTGGCAGTAGGTTCGAGGTCAAATGGACCAAGTACCGGGATGG